ATCACGGCAGGATCTGGCTATATCCACAACTTGTACAGTAACGTGCCTATTACAGGCGGTTCTGGAGCGGGCGCAACGGCTAATATTACGGTATCTGGCAACGTAGTTACGAACGTCCGCTTTAACAATCTTGGTAACTTTTATGTGGTTGGTGACGTTGTTTCAGCCTCTACAACGAACCTTGGGGGTACTGGCTCTGGCTTTGCTTTTACTGTTACGGCGGTTGATAACACCCTTGGTACAAGCTGGCTTGGCGATAACTACGACCCCTGCTTGCTATATGGCTCATTACGTGAAGCTATTCTGTTCCAAAAAGGTGAGCAGGATATGGTCGCTTATTACGAAAAGCAATTTCAAGATGCCATGTCGCAGCTCAACCGTCTTGGTACAGGTCTTGAGCGTGGTGATGCCTACAGGGATGGGCAAGCAAAGATTAAGGTTAACCCATAATGCCTATTCAACAAGGTCAATGTACGGTATTTAAAAAGAACTGCTTAAGCGGGTTGGAGAACTTTGCTGCTGGCACTTCGTACGTATATAAGATAGCCCTGTATACGGCACTTGCTAATTTATCCTACGAAACCCTAATTTACACAACAACCAATGAAATAACGGGTACAGGCTATACGGCTGGGGGTAATACCCTAACTCCTATTGTTCCTGCGACTACAGATCAGGTAGCGTATATATCGTTTCAGAACACTACTTGGAACCCCGCTAGCTTTACTGCTAGAGGTGCCTTGATCTACAATAGCACTACAAATGCGGCAGTTGCGGTGTTAGATTTTGGTTCAGATAAAACAGCTACTAATACGTTTACTGTAACTTTCCCAACGGCGGACGCAACAAACGCCATTATTAGATTTACATAAGGAGTATTTATGAGTTCCGAAATAACAAAATTTGGCGACATTACTGCGGCAACCGCTTGTTTTGGTGGTGGGGCTGTTGAGACTGTAGGCTTAGAAGGCGTATATGTAGCTACATGCTATGACGCTAACGGCGTTGAAAAGTGGTCTGACACTATTGAAAACCTTACCACCAACGTAGGTCGTAAGAACTTAATGGACTCTTACTTTGGCAATACAGGCGGTGGCGCTATTGTTATGGGCTTAGGAGGCGCTAATGGTTCAGCTACGTTTACTCCTGCTTATGCAGATACTCAAGCTAGCCATGCTGGTTGGTTTGAAGTTGGCGGTGCAAATGCCCCTACGTACTCTGGTACACGCAAGACCCCAAGTTTTTCAGCAGCTACAACCGCAAACCCTTCCGTTTTGGCAACAAGTGCCGCTGTCGTGTTTAGCATGACTAGTTCGGGTACTGTTTACGGTGCGTTCATTAACGTGGGTGGATCTACAGCGATTGATAACACCACAGGCACACTATTTAGTATCGGTGCGTTTACGGCTGGTTCTAAAACAGTTACTTCTGGCGATACCATCAACGTTACGTACACCCTATCTGCCGCTGGCTAAGGAGCTATAAATGGCTCTGGTTTTAGCAGATCGTGTCCAAGAAACAGCCGCTGCTCCAGGTACTGGTGCTGTTACCTTACTAGGGGCGGCTCTAGGTTTCCAATCGTTTGCCGTTATTGGCAACGGGAATACTACGTTCTACACGATTGCTGACCAAGGCGGTAACAACTGGGAAGTCGGAATTGGTACGTACTCAACTACTGGACCGACTCTTGCTCGTACTACTGTTTTATCCAATAGCCTAGGCACTACTGCGCTAATTAACTTTTCTACTGGTGTCCAGACAGTCTTTGTTACCTATCCGTCTGAGCAGTCTGTAAACCTTGATGCGTCTAACAACGTATCTGCACTGGGCACAATTAGTTCGGGTACTTGGAACGCTACTACGATTGGTGCGGTTTACGGCGGTACGGGTATTTCTAGTTATGCAGTGGGCGATATGCTCTTTGCAAACACCACAACTTCTTTGGACAAATTAACGCTTGGTGCTAACGGTTATATCCTTACATCAAATGGCACAGCCCCAACATGGGCAGCCAACACAGCCGCCACTCCTGACGATGCGTACTTTTTATCTTTTATGATGGGTTAATATGCCAACTTATTCAAACAATTCCTATGCAGTAAAGAACGTCAGTACGTCTGGTTCAGTCGCTATTTCCAGTATTGCTTCTGGCACTGTTGCGGTATCAAGCCTTATCCTAGCAAACACAGGGGCAAGTCCAATTACAGTTAGTGCCTACATTACTCGTAGTTCAGTGAACTACTACCTCGTCTATCAAGCTACTGTGCCTGTTGGTGGTTCGCTTGAGGTGATCCAAGGCAACCGTGTGGTTATGAAGACTAGTGATTCGTTGACTGTTGTTGCTGGTACAGCGACTTCTTGTGATGCGTTTGTTTCTGCTTTGACTGCGACCTAATATGGCATACATCGGTAATACAGTAGAGAACCAAGGCTTTACTCCAGCTATTGATTACTTCAATGGTGATGGCGTTACTGTAACGTTTACTTTATCTCGCCCTATTGCTTCTGTAGCGCAGGTGATTGTTGCAATAGATAACGTCATCCAAAACCCTAGCTCGTCTTTTACTGTAGCTGGTAATGCAATTACATTCTCTAGCGCTCCGCTATCTGGCACAAACAACATCTGGGTTGAGTACACAAGTCTGATTACAACTTACCAAGCCATCTCCCAAGACCCAACCGTTATTGGTGACATCAGGGCTACTGGTGGTTACTTAGCCGAAGGTGACTTTGGTAACTCATTTGTTGATGGGGTAATTGTTGACTACGTTACAGGTTTAGGTCGGGTCACTGTAGGCACTGCAGAAGGAATAGCACTATATAACGGTGGCACTGCTTCTAGAACAGAGCGTATGCGTATTGACTCTAGTGGTAATGTTGGGATTGGTACGGCTAGTCCTACTGGAAAGCTAGATGTTTCTTCAAGCTCTGCTGGAGTTACTGCTGGTGATTTAGTTGTAGATACTGCAAATAAAACTGTGTATGTCGGTAGGCAAAGCTCTACAGGTGGCGACAATAGCTATTTAATTGTTAGAGGAAGAGTAAATGGTAGCGGAACAAACCAAGCAATAGCTATTACAGGCGATACAACTGCATATGGTACTGGCTTATTTAGACCTAATAACGATATGCTTGGTTTTTCTACCCTTGCTACAGAGCGTATGCGTATTAACTCTGCTGGCACTCTTTTTATCGGTGGAACTTCAAGCCCTAGTGGTACACAAAGACTTGTTTTAACTGCCAATGGTAGTGCTGGTATTGAACCAATGCTTTTTAATGAATTGCGTTCAACTTCCGCAACAGAAAATTATGTTCTGTTTTATAGAAACGGCAGTCAAGTAGGTAGCATTACAAATACACTTAGTGCTACTGCTTATGTTACTTCATCCGACTATCGACTTAAAGAAAACATTGCACCAATGACAGGTGCTTTGGCTAAAGTCGCACAACTTAAACCTGTAACTTATACATGGAAAGTAGATGGCTCTAATGGTCAAGGCTTTATTGCTCACGAACTACAAGCAGTAGTGCCTGATTGCGTAACTGGTGAAAAGGATGCTGTTGAAACATATATTGACGAAGAAGGCAACGAGCAAACAAGACCTAAATATCAAGGCATTGACACCTCTTTCCTTGTGGCTACACTAACCGCTGCAATCCAAGAACTTAAAGCAGAACTAGACGCAACTAAAGCAGAAGTTCAAGCATTAAAAGGAGTCGCATAATGCCCATCTCCACAGTAAATCAAAAAGGTTTAGACGCTCCGCTTACGCTGACTAGCCCAGTAATTAATGGTGGCACACAGTCTTCACCTACTATTACTTCACCTACTATTACTTCGCCTACTATTACATCTCCAATAATTACTGGAAGTGCGCCTCAAATAACTATTTATACATCTGGCTCTGGGACGTATACAACACCTAGTAACTGCCGTTATTTATATGTAAAAATGGTTGGTGGTGGCGGTGGCGGTGGAACCGCCGCTAACTCTTCCGCAGGTAATGGTGCTGGCGGCGGGAACACTACATTTGGCTCTGGCGGTCTTGCTGGTGGTGGTGGTGCTGGAATAGTAAATGATAATGGTGGTAATGGTGGAACTGCTGCTCTCCCTTCGGGAGCTGTAGGTTTAGCCTTACAAGGCGGCGATGGGGGCCCTAACGCAGTTCCCAACACAGGGGCTTGGGGTGGAAATGGTGGTGCGTCTGCTTTTGGTGGCGAGGGCCGTGGGCAAGGTGGTTCAAACAATGTTAGTGGACAGTCGGGTAAACCTAATACGGGCGGTGGTGGCGGTGCTGGCGGCGGATCAAACTCAGGACAACCTTATGGTGCTGGCGGTGGTGGTGCTGGCGGCTACTGTGAGTTTTATATAACGTCTCCAGCCGCTACATACTCTTATGCTGTAGGTGCTGGTGGCGCTGGTGGATCTTTTGGTGGGTTAACTGGTGGAAACGGCGGTTCCGGTGTAATTATTGTGACAGCTTTCTTTTGAATAATGCCATACGCATCTTTACCTGACCGCATAAAGTCTTGCTCTACACCAGCAGATAATGGTTGCTGGGTATGGAATCGCAAGCTAACTACGGCTGGCTATGGTAGAACACCATATCAAGGCAAATCTATGTATGCGCATCGCCTAGCATATGTGGCATTTAAGGGTCAAATACCAGATAATATGCACTTAGACCATTTATGTAGAAACCCAGCATGCGTTAACCCAGAGCATTTAGAAGCAGTTACGCATAAGATAAATGTTCAGCGTGGATTGCGGGGGGTATTGAACCCACAACGACTGGTTACGTATTGTAAACACGGGCATGAGTTTACTGAAAAGAATACTTATTGGAAGCTCAACCCTAATACGGATAGAAAGACTCGTATGTGCATAACTTGCAAAAACTTCCGCAAAACTAAAGCGTATCGGAGTTTATTTTGGCAATTATAGGAAACCCCATATACCAATCGGCTTTTGTTACCGACCAATTTTCTGGTAACGGCTCTACTACGGCATTTACAATGTCGGTGGCTCCTGCTGGGGTTACTAACGTTCTTGTAGCGGTATCTGGCGTTCTTCAAGACCCAAGCACATATGGTGTTGTTGGTAACACGATTACATTCTCAGCTGCGCCTCCGAGCGGTACAGGTAACATCTCATGCCGTTATCTTGGTATCCCAGTAACAGGCGTAACAACCACAGCATACAGAACCGTTACCGAGTTCACAGCAACTGCTAGCCAGACTACATTTACACCGCCAAGCTACACCGTAGGATTTATTAACGTCTATCTCAATGGCGTACTGCTGGGTTCAGCCGACTACACAGCAACAAACGGCACTACAGTAGTCCTAGCCACAGGCGCATCTGCGGGTAACTTATTAACGGTTGAGTCTTTCTTGGTGTCCAGCGTATTAAATGCCATACCAAACACAGCAGGCGCAGTCTCAAGCGCAAACATCGCTAATGACGTAACGATTAACTTCGCCGACGGTTCTGCATCTACCCCCTCAATTACAAACAACGGCGATACCAACACAGGTATCTTTTTCCCCGCTGCGGACACAATAGCGTTCTCTGAGGGCGGTGCAGAGGCAATGCGTATCGACTCTAGTGGTAATGTAGGTATTGGTACTAGTAGTCCTACATTTGCGGCTGGTGGTGGACTGCAAGTAAAAAATGCTGGATTTACAAGTGTTCGTGTAAGCAGTGGTTCTTCAACTGGTGTTGATTTTGCTCAAGCTACTGATGGTCTTGCTTATATGTATAACCGAGATAACAATGGCTTAGTGTTTGGAACAAATAACACAGAGCAAGCTCGTATTACCTCTGCTGGACTTCTTCAATTCAACTCAGGTTACGGCTCAGTAGCTACTGCATACGGATGTCGTGCATGGGTAAATTTTGCTGGTGCTAGTGGAACTATTAATGCTTCAGGTGGGGTTTCTTCTGTAACTAGAAACGGAACTGGTGATTACACAGTCAATTATTCGTTTACATTCCCTGATGCAAATTACACTATGTTAGGAATGGGTCGCAGAAATAGTGCAACACAACGACCTGTATTGATGTGTTTAAACAATTCAGGCACATATAATCAATTTACGACTTCTGCTCGTTTTTATACGATGCTTAACGATTCAGCAACTATTGAAGACCCTGTTCAGTTTTGGTTCATGGCGGTCAGATAAGGAATAAACATGGCACAAGTAATTATTTACCCACAAGAAAACGGTTCTGTAGCCGTGGTTTACCCAACTGGCGAACTAGCAATCGAAGAGGTATGCCGCAAAGATGTTCCAGCGGGTGTGCCTTATAAAGTTGTTGATTCCGCAGACTTACCTGAGCAATACAACGAATTCTTTAATGCTTGGGAAGCTGACTTTAGCAACCCAGATGGTGTTGGTATCGGAGCAGACGCATGGTTTGCAGAGCAAGCTGTTAAGGAGCAAGCATGATTACGATTAATCTAAACAAAGCCAAAGCAATTACTAAAGACCGTCTAAGAGCAGAGCGTAAACCTTTGCTAGAAGCCCAAGATGTTGCGTTTCAACGAGCATTAGAGTCTGGTGCAGACACAACTGCAATCGTAGCTAAAAAGCAAAGACTTAGAGATATTACCCAACTAGCTGACCAAGCAACCACACTTGACGAGTTAAAAGCGTTAGGAGTAACAGCATGACACAAGCAGCTAACTTAGGCGCTCTCGGTACTAACGCAGGTACGACTGGTATTCTTGCCTCTACTGGTGGGGGTACAGGTACTACTGCGGGCGTGACTGGGTTCAAGAACAGAATCATCAATGGTGCGATGGTGATTGACCAGCGTAATGCTGGTGCTAGTGTTACTGCAACAACAACTGCCGCTAGAACTTATGTATTAGATAGGTGGAATTATCAAACTTCAACTGCTTCTAAATATTCATTGCAACAAAGTTCTACTGCTCCAGCAGGATTTGTTAATTCATTGAAAGTTACTTCATTAGCCACAACTTCATTAGGTTCAAGTGATTACTATGCAATTGGTCAGCCAATTGAAGGCTATAACATGGCAGACCTTAATTGGGGAACTGCAAATGCTAAAACAGTTACTTTATCTTTTTGGGTTCAATCTAGTTTAACTGGGACTTTTGGCGGCTCTATTGAATCTAGCGATGTGGGTCGTTCATACCCATTTACATACACAATTTCTTCTGCAAACACTTGGGAACAAAAATCAATAACTATAGTTGGCGATACTAGCGGAACTTATTACACAACAAATGGTGCTGGTGCTTATCTATGGTTTGGTATGGGTGTTGGTTCTTCTTTAAGTGGGACTGCTGGCTCTTGGCAATCAATTAATGTTTTATCAGCCACAGGAGCAACATCCGTAGTCGGAACAAACGGAGCAACATTCTACATCACAGGAGTTCAACTCGAAGTAGGCTCTACAGCTACTAGCTTTGATTACAGACCTTATGGAACTGAATTGGCTTTGTGTCAGAGGTATTATGAAACTGGCATTACTGGTGCTGGTTCAAGAAGTTCAGATAACTATGGTGTTTATTCTGGTGTGTTCAAAGTAACTAAACGAGCAAACCCAACAGTAACTTATGTAGCAACAGGAGCTGCTGGTGGTTTAGGTGGATATTATCTTGGTCCAAATACAGACGGGTTTGTTGGTTATTCCACATCGGCAACCGCAGGCACAGCTTATTATTTTACATATACTGCTGCGATTGAACTATAAGGAATATCATGTATAAACTTTGCATACAACCAGACACAAAACAAGTTAATTGCGTAGAGCGTTTATCCGACAACGCTTTCATCCCATTCGACCAAGCCAACACCGACTACGCAAACTTCAAGAAAGAAATCCTTGCTGACGAAGCCCAACTTCTTGATGCGGATGGGAATGTGATGACTGATGCTAAAGACTATGTGAAGGAGCTACCCTAATGCCATTAACTAAAGTCCAAAGTGCGATGATTGGTGGTGGGTCGGGTACTGTTGCGTTTGCTCCATCCGTGCCTGTATACGAGAACACCCAAACGATTAGCACTAACTACACAATTACGGCTGGCTCAAGCGCTATGTCTACAGGACCAATCACAATCGCAAGTGGCGTCAGCGTAACAATTCCTTCAGGTTCTAGGTGGGTAATTTTATGAGTAATTTGACTATCCTTGGCGATACATCGGGCTCTGTGGTTCTGCAAGCTCCAGCGGTTTCGGGGTCTACTACTATTACTTTGGCTCCGCAGTCTGGTACGTTGAACGTAGCTGGCCCTGCGTTTAGTGCTTATAAAACTGGCAGTCAAACGCTTGGTTCTTCAACATATACAAAACTGTTATTTGAAACAGAAGAATTTGACACAAACAATAACTTTGCAAACTCTACATTTACCCCTACCGTTGCTGGCTATTACCAAATAAATGCGGCATTTCAAGTAGGAGCATTTTTTACTACGGGTAATTTGGCAATCTATAAAAACGGTAGCCGTTACAAGCAAGGGTTTTCAACTGGAAACGTTGACGGTACTTCTGGTTTATTTACCGCAAATACTCTTGTGTATTGCAATGGCTCTACTGATTACATTGAAGCCTATGGGTTTATACGTGGTGGGCAAGCATTAGATGCAGGTATAGCTTTCACTTACTTTAACGGCTGTCTTTTGAGGGCTGCATAATGACAACAACAATCAACGCCTCAACCTCGTCTGGTCTGATTACTACACCTGACAACTCAGGCGCAATAGCGCTTCAAAATGCTGGGGTGACTTCGCTTACTTTAGACGCTTCTGGCAGGCCACTTACTCCACTACGCACTGCTTTTTACGCTAAAAAGACTGGAGTACAGACTGTTCCTAGTGGCACTGTAATTACTTTTGATACAGCCATTACTAATATTGGTTCTGCATACAGCACAAGTACAAATACATTTACAGCCCCAGTTGCTGGATTTTATAGTCTGACTGCAAAAATATGGGTTAGTAGAAATGGCCTTGCATATTTTGCTATGAACATGTTTATTAATGGGTCTATTCTTTCAGGAGCAGGTGCATATACAGACGCTTCTGGGGTAAGCTCTGGAAACCTTACCTATATTATTTCTCTCCAATATTACTTAAATGTAAACGATGCAGTTCAATTTAAAACGGATTGCCCTGCTGGTAATGTAATCATTGATAACTCAGGCTACTTCTGTGGCTTCTTGGTGGGGTAAATTATGCCTTTAATTCTAAGTGGCGATACTGGGGTTCCAGCTAGTGGCATGCCTACGGGGTCTGTGATTCAGACGGTAAATGCGACCTACTCAACTTTTACAACAAACACATCAAGTACTTATGCAGATACTGGGCTAACAGCTTCTATTACTCCAACTAGCGCAACTAGCAAAATATTAGTTATTGTAAGTCAAAACGGTGTTGGAAAAGCAGGCAATCAGCAAGTATCTATAAGGTTGTTTAGAGGCGCAACCAATATTGCGCAAATGGGAGAAGATGACGGAAATACGGGAGAAGGAACAGCCAATTATTTTGGTAGTGTTTCCACTGCTTATTTAGATTCACCAGCCACTACATCATCAACAACTTATAAAACACAATTTAGAACACCATCAGGCGGTTCTGCGGCATATGTGCAATTAGGTAGTGCCGTTTCAACCATAACCCTCCTTGAGATAAAACAGTAATGTTCGGAATCTCAGCATTCGCCCAGTCACCCTTTGCTTCATTGGGGGGTACAGCCTTCCCGGTTGACTTAGCTGAGAGCTTTACCCTGTCTGACGTTTATGCAGCTCAAGTAGCTTTCCAAGGTTTGTATGATGAGTCTTTTGCCCTAGCCGATTCTGACGGCGGTGCTACAACCTTTGATTTCTTTGTTACCAATTCAGAGAACTACTCATTAGACGACCAATCTGCTGGTGTTGCTGATTTACTAGTTGCCCAAGACGACTCTTTTACTTTCTCGGACGTTTACGATGGACCTGTGGACTTTGCTGGCACTAATGCCGAAACCCTAACCCTAACTGATGAATACGCAGGTACAGGT